CAGTAAATTTTATTACTGCGTGTCTTCCATTATTATCTGCTGTACCATCAGCAAAAGCTAAAGTTACATTACCAGACGCAACACTTACCTCTACATATCCACCTATTGCATCGTCAAGTAAATCTATAAGTTGTTGGTTTAATACATCACCCCAACTTCCAATATTCTCACCATCAGCTTGTTTTACAAATCCTAATTGTGTGTACGCATTAGCCATTTAATTTGCCACTCCTGTTGTCCATGTTTCTTCTCCTCCAGCTGTTGTATCTATTAGAGACCATAATTTTACTGTTCCTGTAGAACCTGTGCCTGTAATACCAGATACAGTATTTACAGTTGCAGTTCCTGTTATATTTGCAGATAAGTCTGCAACACTTAATCTTAAAAAATCGTATCCAACTTGATTTATTAATGCACCTCCAGATGCTGTCTCATTACCTAATGCAAGTGTAGCTGCGATTCCTGTTTCAGATAAAACGATACCATCGTTCCATCCATCATCACCATACGCACCTGCGTTCCATCCACCAGTGCCCGAAGCCATTAACTAATCCTAATTAAAGCTGTGTTATGTGCTGCTGTTGGAAATTGTACTTGAAAAGTTCCATTAGATGATGAAAAATCAGAACCAAAATCTAAAACTGCTATCGCTGCATTTGATTTGCTATTATTATAAATTAAAGCACCTCTTGCAGTAATAGTAGCAGAAGTAAAACTTGGGTCTGCTGCATCAAAAAAAGCAACACCATTTGATGTATCAAGTGTAACTGATTGACTTGAAAGTGTTGTGCCACCAGCAGTGTAACCAGTTCCAGATACTTCATTAGAAGTTGTGTAAGCAGTTGTCGATGCGTTTAAAGTTGCGTCTGAAGTGTACAAAGCTATTTTAATAGTGTCACCACTTGTTCCTAAATTTTGTGCTCCATCAAGACAATCTTGTTTAAATACGTTAGTTAAGGTTTGTGTTATTGCCATTATGATCTCCTATGTTCCCATTTCTTTTAAATAATTTTCTCCCATGACATTTGCGGGAGCTGTGAAGTCGTCTCTTCTTCTTCTTCTTGCTTGGTTGTTTATAGACTCAACTGCTTGTTTATATCTATCTGTATATATAACATAGTCTTCTCTACTTTTTGTAAAGGTAGATGCTTCCATGAGACAACCATACAAGAGTAAATCTTGTGCGTTTTCTGTTAACCAATTTGTTGTATTAGTGCTTGAAAGTTCTGCAAGTCTTCTTGAATATGTCATTTCTATTCTAAGTGCAGCACTAGGAGTTGGTGCAACTAAAATTGCAGTGTCACTATAGTTTGACCAATACTTTGGTGTTCCAGTTGTTGCAGAGTTTTTCCAGTAATCGTAGATAAACTCATCTGTTCTTTTTTCTAAAAAAACTCTTTGTGAATCTGAGTTTATTAGAAGAAAGTGAAATATAATTTTTGCATCTGCTGGTTTACTTACAAATCTGTCACCAACATTAAATGTAGAATTTACTGCTTCATGAAAAGCATAAGGGTCTACGTCTCTAGATATTCTTTGTTCTGCTAATGATATAAAGTTTGCAGTTTCGTTTGCAAATTCTGTATTGTCGTTCTCCATCCAATCTTTTATATCTTGTGTTAGAGTAGAAAAAGTCATTGTTGCCATAATTACCCCACATCATCTATTAGTGCTGCAACGATTACTTCTGCACTTGCATCGCCAGCATCACCTATGTCGGCACTTATTGCATGAATATCTGCTACAGTTGCATTTGGTAATCTACAAAACCAAGATTGTCCTGGTCCTACAAAAATACCATCAGCTAAATTAAAAGCTGCTGTTCCTGCATCTATTGAAATAACTATACCATCAGCGGTGCTTGTATTTTTTACAAATAAAAATTTAACTTTGTCTGCTGTCGCAACTGCTGTTGGTGCAGTATCTTGATCTACTGCTGTGTAATCAATAAAATTACCTGCAATTAAATCTGCACTTGTTGTTGTTACACTTGTAAGTTTATAATACCATTTATCGTTTGCATCATCTGGTGTTACAATCATTGAGCCATTAATAACTTTAGCTATTTCATCTGGAAGTAAAGTTGCTTTTAAAGTTATTGTTGCGTCATCAGCCATTATTTTTTACCTTCTTTTTTTAATCGTTCTTCACGTTCTTCGTATTTCTTTATCTCTTCTGGAGATGGTGTTCTTATGTATCCCTTTTTAGGATTTTTAACGATAGCCATTTTAATAGGCTTTACTATTGCGTCTGCCATATTATCCTTTTGTAATTTTAAAACTTAAACCTGTTACAGGTACTACTACGTTTTTATTTTTTTGGTTCGATGTTGAAGTGTTTCCATAACTTACCAGTGAATCTATACTGTCCAATATGTGAAAGGTTTGATCCAATATCTGCATAGATTTTTCCTCCGAGCTTTTGCCATCTTCTTGAGAAAGCGTAGTCTTCTGATAAGTATCTGCCATCTTCGTCCTTCATAGTATCAAAAAACAAATAAGTGTTTTCTGAATTAAATTCTTTACCATTTAATATTTGATCTGAAACATACTTTAAATCTTGATATGCTTCTTTCATTTTAATTAAACACTCTCTTTTAATTAACATGAAACCTGTTGCTGCATCTAAAACTTCTGCAAAACCTTTATCAACTTTTATATCACCTTTGTTTGCAAAATTTAAAACATATGGGTGACAAAGATTTTGGTAATCTTTACCTTCTTTAACAAGTTCTTCTATTACTTTCCAACTTATTAATTTCATAGGATATGGAGCACAAATAATATCTTTGTCAAACTCAAAGTATCTTTTTAAATTATCTGGACTAAATCCTATATCTGCATCAATAAATAATAAATGCGTAAACTTTTCGTTATCTAAAAAATTAGCAACCAAAGTGTTTCTTGCTCTGGTTATTAATGACTCTTGTCCTAGAGTTTGTATATTCAAACCTATTTTATTTTCTAAACAAAAGTTTTGTAATTCTAAGACTCCATGTAAGTAATCTTCTGTAAGCATACCACCATAACAAGGTGTTCCTACAAATAATTCTATCTTAGACACTAACAGATTCACTACCCAAACTTGCACTTAATGTCAAGGCAGTAGCGAGTGGCGTAGCATTTGCAGAGGTAAATGTAGATACGATTCTTCTATCTGCTGCTGTTACACCTAAACTAGCTAGTAAAGAACTTACTGTTCCATTTTCTAGCTGATCTGACGGGTTTAATTTTTTTGGTATTCGAGCATCTTTCAATGCTTGAGGGTCTGGTCTATGTTTTCTTGGCGTAAGCTGTGGATGTTTATCTTCATACTCAGACTCATGAACAAAAGAACCATTCCATTCTTTTTTCATTTCACTGTATGGATATTCCATACCACTTCTGTCAGATATTGCTTTTGCGTTTTTACCAGTTGCGTAAGCCATTCAAACTCCTATTTCTTTTTTTTATGTGCCTTTCTTATGGCATCTTTCCCTTTTTTAAAAATACTAACCACTTGATTTTTACCCATCACTTTTGCTCTTTGTTCTCCAACAGTTAGTATCTGTATTTTTCTTGCAAAAGGTTTATTAACTTTTTTTACTTTAGCAACTGTTCTTCTAGCATCAGCAGGTGTGCTAAATTTTATACCTACTGTGTCTCTTGGATTTTCATCCGTGTATAATCTTCTACCAGAACCTTTTGGTTTTTTACCTGTGCCTACCCTTGGGTCACTCATGGTCTTGTTATTTCAGGTTGTATTATTAAATCTACTTTTTCTCTATTGTCTTCCATAGCTCTTTTCAATTCTTCTTCATAAAGAACTTTAAGTTCTTGTCTTCTGTTTATATCTATTTGTGGTCTTCGTAAAGCCAAATAGTAAGACAATCCACTTATTGCACAAGGCAAAAATCTATCTGGAATATCAACAGTTTCTGTAGATAAAGTAATATCCTCTATTCTTCTTCTTTCATTAAATTTAAAAGTATCTGCACTATCTGGTGTAGGGTACAGAAATACTTTTGGAGTTATTTGTTTATCTAAAAAATATTGAGATGGTCTACCCGTATCACTTTTATTAGGGATACGAAGGTAGTCATCTCTGCTTATTCTTTCTAATTCAAAATCTGTAACAGATGAATCAGAATTTGTTTTTTGTATAACTGCCTCTGTTATATCTACTGTATGACTATTAAGTGTGTAACTAGCTGTGTTAGCTGTCAGAGTTTGAGTTGACTCTGTAACTGTCCACAGTTGTATGTTTCTGTTACTCCACTCTTGTAACAATAGATTTAATGATCTTCTACCAACAGATGCTTCTTTACCTGTTTGTGGTTCTCCACCAATACGAGCATAAGCATCTTCTATAATCTCATCTACAGCGAGGGTAAAAGTTCTTGTTCCAGAGGTAGCCATATTAATATGTTTTTGAAAGTTTTAAGATAATAGTATAGTGATCTCCACTTGTATGACCAGTAGTAGTTAATAGTAAATCACCATTAACACCACTACCTGCATTGTTTGTTAAACCACCAAAGTCTCTAAAATCCATGTAACCTTGTGATGATAAAGCACCATTCGCACCTAAAACTTTACAAATAACATTAGAACTTGCGTTCCAAAGTAAATCTACTCTCATACCAAATATATCATAATATATTTCTTCGATGTTTACTCTTGAACACGCATCACCTTCTCTACTCTTAGCTAATGTTGATACATCAACTTTAGCAACTGCACTTTCACCTGTGCCATCAGATATGTTTGTAAGTTTTACAAGTATGTTCTTAGCACTAACATTATCACCAATTATTTGCGAAGTTACTGCATCAGCCATTATTACCTCCTATTAGTATACTGAGTATTCTATTTCAAGAGTACCTCGGAAAGCTGTTAAAGCTGTATCACAAGCTGAACCTGCACCAAGGTATAAGTTCTTGCTTGCTATCGCTGCACTAATATTAGGCTCAAAAACATGGAAAGTGCCAGCAGTGGCATCAAGATCAATATCAACTTCTGTTACTGAATCAGTAGCAGAGATTCTTGGATTGAAAGATGCAACACCAGCTCCTACAATTTCTGTTCCAGAAGATATTGCTGTATTAGTTGCTGTGCCAGAAGTAGCACTTAGTTGTAAGTTTGCTAATGAATTAGCATCACTTGCAGCAGCAGTTGTAATACCTAGAACTACTTTGTGAATAAAAAATTTACTTGCAGTTACTAGATCATCTGGATGATCTGTGTTTAGTTCACCTAATTCAACTAGAACATCATTATCTGCATAAGTTACTGATGCAGCATTTGTATCAGCTAAACTAATTGCAAAAGTTTGAATTTTTCTAGTTCCCATAGATATAAGTTGTCCAGTAGAGTTTACTGAAAAACCAGTTTCTGTAATAGCACCAGAAGTGCTATCTTTATTTATTACGTTGAATCCACCTTCTGATCTTAGTGGACCGCTAAAAGTTGTGTTAGCCATTTAAAACCTCGTAGTTAAATTATACCATCTCTTCTACGATCGTCTGCTAGGGCAGTTGGTATAATTGATTAATCCTAGAAATAAAAAAAGGTGGCAGAGCAAGGCTACTTTGTGATTTCTCTTGATGCCACAT